ACGGGAAGTGCTAAACAAACTTGAATACTATAGCGATGGCATCACCCTGCGGCTATACCCTACTGAATCTGAAGTGGAAGCCGCACTACAGGCGGCAACCGCGATGACCGAATTACAGCTAGGCGACATTGTGCAGATCAATCCGTCGGTTGATGGGTTTGGCGGGTGTCTGGCAGTGGTGAATGAAGTCAAGGACAGCGGTCGAGTAATGGCCTATGTTCAAAACGCGGGTTCGCCGGGTCAGGCGTACATCTTCTTGAGCAAGGGTAGATACGAACCGACAGGTGGCCGTGCTGTATGGGCGGTGTCATGACCCGCGACGACATTATCCGCATGGCGCTAGAACATTTTGGCGCAGTCCTCAAGCCGTCTGACTTGGAAGTGAAGTTAGCCGCGCTTGCTGTAGCCCAAGAAAGAGAGGCGTGTGCAAAGGTGTGTGAGGAACAAATCAAATCATACATGAGCAAGAAATACACAACGGACCCGCTAGGTGGGTTTAGAGAAAGGTTTGCTGCGGGACAATGCGCCGCCGCGATTCGGGTGAGGGGAGAGACATGAACAACAATGCATCAATGATCATTACTGCCGTTTGTGTGGCGGCAGGATTTTTTGGATTTGCGGCCAACCAAATTGGCCTTTCAATGGGCAAAAGTTGGGAAAGAGGGAGAATTTACGACCAATGCCTTGCAGTTCATTCTTCAATGATCCATAGAGATGCGGTCGTGAAATGTAAGGAGATTGTTAAATGAACCGCGACGACATTATCCGCATGGCGAAAGAAGCGGGGCACCCGTTTTTAACCGCATCAGTAGTTGAGCAAGGTGCTGGGCCAGTACCGGAATGGCTTGAACGCTTCGCCGCCCTCGTTGCAGCCGCAGAGCGGGAGGAAATTTTGAAACTGACTGATTCGCTTGGCTGGGTTGACGCCGCCGCGATTCGGGCGAGGGGTGAACAGGAGGAACCACGATGAACCGCGAAGAACTTGAACAAGTCATTTACGAACGCACCCGCAATTTTGTTGATGGGCGCATGATGGACTGCATCTTTGAGTTGATTGCAGAGGAGCGAGAGGCGTGTGCGAAGGTGTGTGATGAAGTCATCAGAGATTTATACATTGTTGATGGTGATGCGTCCGAAGAAGTGCTTCGATGCGCCGCCGCGATTCGGGCGAGGGGTGAGGTATGACCGCCAATCCAAAAGTTACATGGATCGGATTCAGAACGCTGATAGAAGCGCAGCAGTGCATCAAGGTACTTACAAGTGACTATGTGATTGCCGCGATTACAGACGGTAGATTTGATGGCGATGTATTGGCATATGCGGTGATCCACAAAGACGTTGACCCGATTCGGGAGAGAGGGAAGACATGAGTTTAAGAAGCGATGAGTGCCCAAACTGCAAGGTATCTCTCAATGGAGCTTTGATATGGGATCACTTCTACGAAGTAACCGGAGACGAGAAAGAGGCAGACAGAATCTCTTCAATGTACGGGGCAACCAAAACTAATGGCCGTTGTTTCAGGAGAGAGATTGGAATCTACGATAGAGATAAAGACATCACTGTCAGCTTCAGATGCCCAGACTGCCTACATGAATGGAAGCGATAGCCAATGAGATACCTATCTGTTTGCTCTGGCATAGAGGCAGCCACTGCCGCATGGCATCCGCTTGGGTGGACGCCTGTTGCGTTCAGTGAGATAGATGCATTCCCTAGTGCTGTCCTAGCACATCATTACCCTGATGTTCCTAACCTTGGGGACATGACCAAATACCAGGAGTGGCCTGATGAATCAGTTGACCTTCTTGTCGGAGGCACACCGTGCCAGTCATTCTCAGTCGCCGGACTGCGAGGCGGTCTCTCCGACCCTCGAGGCGGTCTCATGCTTACCTACCTTGAAATCGCTCGACGTTACCGGCCTCGATGGATTGTCTGGGAGAATGTCCCCGGTGTCCTGTCAAGCAACGGAGGAAGGGATTTTGGTTCCTTCCTCGGGGCGTTGGGGGAGCTGGGGTATGGGTTCGCATACAGAGTGCTGGACGCTCAATGGTTCGGAGTGGCCCAGCGACGCCGCCGTGTGTTCGTTGTCGGATATCTTGGAGACTGGCGCCGTGCCGCAGCGGTTCTTTTTAAGTCAGAGAGCGTGTGCCGGGATACTCCGCCGAGCAGAGAGACGCGGGAAGAAACTTCCAGAGATACTGCGTCAAGCATTGATGAACTGCAGCCATACAGAGTAGCAAACTGCCTGACTCAGCGGATGTACAAGGGGATCAACACCACCCTTGATGAGGGCCAAACCCCTGTCATCGCATTCCATAACAGGCAAGATCCTGACGTCAGCGGCACCATCACCCACCCCATAGGGGCGAAGGACAACGGCCTTGCAGTGGCTTATCCGGTGCATTACCGCAAGTAGAGTCGCGCACAAAGCAACACGGACTACGAGACATGGGTTGAGGATGAGTCTGCCAACACCCTAAACTGCTTCGACATAGGCGATGTCAGGGCTACAGATATCGTGGCTCACCCAGATCATTACGTGGGCAGTATCGATTACGAAATGAACGCTAGCTCAATGGACGAACCGACTGGCCCTCTGCTTAAAGGATCACCCACTGGAGGAGGCAGACCGCTACCTGCAGTGGCCTCATCCATGAGGGTAAGACGGCTCACCCCTGTGGAATGCGAAAGACTGCAGGGATTCCCTGATAACTTCACAAGCATACCGTGGCGAGGCAAGGCGGAGACCCCTGACGGCCACAGATACAGAGCATTAGGTAACAGCATGGCAGTGCCATGCATGGCATGGATTGGAAATCGTATTAACCAAGAGGACAAGCAATGAGTGCTGAGATGAATGACAACGACATCCTTAAGATTGACCGCAGCAAGGAGTTGCAGAACAAGATCAAGGCTACACAGCGTGAGGTCTCTTCCATGTGGGACGAGATTGCCCGGGTTGAAGGCGGTATCCCATTGCCATACAAGATTGACATCAATGAGGTTCCATCCTTCCTTCTTAAAGGCAAGGACAGTGGTCACACTGTTCAGGCTCAGGAGCCGCAGATCACCGCTGATGGCCTGCTGAGAACGGCAGCTGACACCATTGCTGCTCGGGGGACAAAGCGAGACAACGGCAGCGAGCGCTCCATGGAGCGGATCGTGAAGGTGTTCTCCGCCCTGACAGACCACAAGCTCACAGAGGAGGAGGGGTGGTTGTTCATGATTGTGCTTAAGCTTTGCCGCGAACGCACAGGCTCTGATATGGATAACTGGGTGGACGGGGCAGCCTACGTTGCCCTAGCCGCTGAAGCAGTTGCCCGAAACAAGGCGCTGACATAACCGAGTTATGTTACAATACCCCCTGACATCATCATCTCTTTGCGTCTTCACTCCGTGATGATGTCCTCCTCGCCCGCCGGGTTAAAATCCGGTGGGCTTTTTTTATGGTGAAACATGAGCAAGAGCAATGAATCATCCGGTACTCCGGAACTGAAGATTAGTCTTTCGATGCCCAAGATTCTGATCCAGGAAGACAGCGAACAAGAAGCCTACGCTGCAGACAGACTGATGCGAGCCTTAGGCGGGGCATGCGCGTACATGGTACAGAAGAACTACGCTGCCCAAGAATGCATGGATATGGTGAACTTCATCTACCAGAGAGATGGCGTTCTTCACATCGCATTTAACCATGACCAGCCAATAGACCTTGACCATTTCCGGATGGCCATGGTGACAGTGCTAAGTGCCGTGGAGGGTGAGGCTGGTGCTCAACGAGTCAGCATCGCTGCTCCAATGGATTTCAAGGAGCTGATCAAAGACCATGAGCAGATTAATCCAGAAGGCTAGAGCGCTTCCTGACTGCCATGCCTGCCGCTATTCTCGCGGTATCCAGTACAAGATGGCTAACGGGACAGTGCTCCCATGGCGGCTGTACTGCACCCTCCTTGAGGGCGAGACCTACTACCCATGCCCTGAGTTCACCTACGAACCAGGAACTGACGTTGCGGAGTTACCACCAACGTGGCAACCTTGCTAATATGTATTGACATATTTGGAGGTTGTCATGGCGTACACCAAACCGAGCCTTCGAGAGAGGCTGAAGAAGCAGATCATGGGCCAAAGCGTTGCCGGGACGAAGGCAGGGCAGTGGTCGGCTAGGAAGGCTCAGCTCCTAGGCAAGCGTTACAAGGATGCCGGTGGCGGCTATTCAGGCAGCAAGACGGCCTCGCAACGGAGCCTAAGCAAGTGGACTAAGCAGGAATGGACTACCAAGTCTGGTAAGCCGTCATCCAAAACTGGCGAGCGTTACCTTCCGAAGAAGGCCGTCGAGTCCCTTAGCCCCAGTGAGTACGCCTCGACGACCGAAGCCAAGCGCAAGGGCAAGGCAAAGGGCAAGCAGTTTGTCAAGCAACCTAAAAGCATTGCAAAGAAGGTTAAGAAGTTTCGAGAATAACCATGCCAAAGCAAGTTCATGAAGACAAGATGCTGATCTTCCGGTGCAACCGGGAGACCATTAACCGAATCAAGATCATCGCGGCAGTCGAGGGCAGGAACGTTTCCTCCCAGATTCGCCACATGATCGAGGAGTACAAGTTAAAACCAAGGCATTACAAGGCAGGAATGGCTGTGCTTGAGGGGAATCCCCATGCCAAACCGAGCCAGATCATCGACGCGGCCCTCAGCGATCAGTATCGTGATGAGGCTGAGGCCCCTCACTTGCAGCCTGTAGTGCCTTCTCAGCCTGTTCAATGGTGGAACGCACCGACTCAGGAGCACGACGAGAACCTGGCTTGAGGGTTGGGTTGAAGTAAACCTTCAGGGCGTCAAGCCCGATTATCAGATCTTTGATAGGGCTTTCTATCTCTCGGATGATCGTTGTCCACACTGCCCTGTAAGCCCTAGCGCTGCAAGCTCTCTGCAGGTAGCGATCAACAGACAGGATAGCGAGCGCTCTTGGCGCTCGGTTTCCAACAGACATCTGCACCCTCTCCATCTGCATGGATGAAGGGAAGACCCCGGCCCTATGGGCAAGGGCATGAAAGGCTAGTGCTGCATCGTACTGGTCAGCATCGATGCGCTTGTGGATAAACAGTCTATCCACTAGCGACTGGTCTATCACTCTTGCTCGGAGGAACAAGCCATCCTCGGCCTCCATACGAACCACATGCTTTCGATGCAGTTCGTTGGAGCCGAGTTCATTGGCTATCAACTCCCTAGTTGATATCCCAGTCATAGTTGTCTGTCGGTTGCCTTTGGGCATACTGCCTATCAGACCATCTTGTGCTTGCCGGGTCAAACTGAAGATAGGCCATTCCCATCTTACCGAGCCATTGCCAGCGAGCCTTCCATACATGGGCTTCTGGGCCATCGTCGCTTCGCACAACGGTCAGTCCAAGGTCAGCCTTGGCAAACCAAGCCATTGACTTCGCCACATCAAGGCCGGTAACGACCTTCTGGCTGCGATCCATAGGCTTGGCAGGGTGAGCCACAAAGAACACATGCACCCCTGACTGCTTGGCAAACTGCTGCACCTTGGTCAGCATGCCATTGATGGCGTCAGTCTCGAGGCGATCCTTGGTATCCACCTCGATGAAGTTGTACGGGTCAATGACCAGAATGCGAACCCCAATCCGCATCACCGCAGCCCGAGCGAAGTCAAGGATGCCGTCAATGTCGGCAGGTGCTCCTGCCATGTAGTCCAGCCACACGAAGTTATTGAGCATCCAGCCAAGGGCCGAGTCCCTCTCAGTGATGGTCATGCGCTCCTTGCTCATGCCATCGAAGAACGGCTTGCCGACAATCTTGGACGCCAACTGAGCCATGTGCAGGTGAGGCGGCTTCTCAAAGCTGCAGAACGCCGTCTTCCAGCCATGCTGCTGGGCAGCATTCAGGCACACCTGATCGATCAGGTCAGACTTACCACTGCCAGGGAAGCCGGTCACAACCGTCATCATCCCCTCAGAGAGGTTCATGATCTGGTCAAGGGCAGGGATTCCAGTGCTCACGCCCTTGGTGTGACCCTCGTTGTACAGGCTGTCAAAGCGCTGGGCGTAATGGTCAGCCCCGTACAACCCGGCAAGGGGTACAGGCCGGGCATCCTTGAAAGCCGCCAATAGGGCTTCTCCGTTCGTTTTACAGAGGGTCTCATTGGCATCCTTGTTAGGCAGGGTGATCCGCCAGCACTTCGCCTTGCCAATCCGGCGAGACAGTTCCTCGACCAAGGCTTCCCCAGCAGGGTCGAGGTCTGGCGAGAAGTAGACCCTATCGGTCTGGTTCAGGATCTCCTGAGCCTCCCATACGTAGGCAAACCGGCGATCATCCATGGGGTCGATCACCCCATCCTTGACCCGCTGAGGCGCCCCGTTAGGCACGCTAACGATGTTGGCATCCACCCCTGAGGCGATCCACGAGAGGGCATCGATCTCGCCCTCACAGATCAGCAGGGGCTTGCCGGGCACAGCACGGTCTATGTTCCAGAAACTAGAGCAAACCGCCTGTTGACTGAAGTGCTTCGCGGTGTCAGCGCTGCGCCACTTGACGGCATGGATCTTCCCAGCCTCACGGTAGGGGAATCCAATGGCGGGCAGGTGCCCAGCTGAAGCAAAGCCCCATCGACCGAACACGCAGTACTCAGACGACACCGCCTCGGGTATCCCTCGCTCAGAGAGATAGGCAATGCCCTGAGCCTTGTCGCTTTCGTCAAGGTCTGCCAGAACGATCTCCGGCTTCGGTTGCTTGGATGGCAGAGACTGCCTGATTGGGGTCACGTTGTTTTGAAATCTATCCATACCGCCTTCTACTCCGCAATGCCAGCAAGTCCATCGGATTGACTGGCTATCTACATACACTGAAAGGGGCCGGTCATGCCGGTGCTTACTTCTGGTGGACTGGCACAGTGGACACTCGGCCTTGTGCTGTCCGTTGTCAAGATGCCTGACTGCGAGGGCAATGGCATCGTCATCGTTCCTAACTGAGAGCATGCGTCTTCTCCTTGTGTGGACATAAATATTTTCCACAGTAGGCGTTAATTTGGCAAACCGTTTATTTGTATTTACATGAAGACCCCCTTGCAAGGGATGGGCTGACCGATGTACATTGGCCTCCTCCCTTGGCACGGAGTTCAATCTGCCAGCAGTGGGGCCGGTGCAATTCCGGTTGGCGTAAGCCACGACCTGAGGCTGCTTAAATCGCTCAGGCGGGTCGATCAACGGCTATACGGGCATGACCGTAGCCTTCTTAACCTCCATGAGTAATGGGGGTTAGGGGGGTCTACTTCCGGCTTCCGAGCATGGTGTATATAGATTCTAGATAGAACCTAATCTATATAAACAATCTATATAAATACTGTTTATATATAGTTACTAACTATATTTACCTAGAAGATCCTTTATCTTCTTTCTTCTTATTCCATTTGGAAGTTTCATGATTTGAACCATGAAGTTCTTGATCTGTAGATAGTCAAGACTTGCTTCCCTACATGCTTCCTGGAAATCAGGAGTGGCCATCCAGTTGATGGCATCCTGCCTGATGTCTGTATCAAGATCTGTGCTGTCTTCCAGTGCTTGGAAGACGATCTTCCTGGCTATCTTAGCTGTTCCAAAAAACACTGAGCTTATCCTTGAACTGTTCCTTGAATGATTCCAGTGAGCAGACAAAGATCTCTGCCCTAGGGTAGTCCTTGTCAAGGCCCCACATAACGAACTTGCATTTTACCTGCCTGTCGTTGGTGTAAACCCGATCCTGAAGAAGGTCAAGTATCAGTGACTCATCAAGGTCTGGCCTCCTTGACGAGT